CCATCTTCCTTGCTGGAGCTGACTGCTACGGAGACTATGAAACCGACTACTGGCATCAATACCCTGGAGGAAAAGAGGAACGGATGAGACACGCAAAAAACGATCATGCAGATCATTGGATTCCAATCGCTGCAGCGGTCAAGGATAAAGCAGAGATCGTCTCGTTCTCAGATCCATTAAAGGAGATATTCAAATGAAAATAGAAATGATTCGAGGGACAGTCTGCGAAGGAAAGTCCGTCAAACGTGGTCAGGTCGTTTCCTGCTCTCCGGAGGAAGGAAGACTCTTGATCCGAATGGGGAAAGCTCTTCCCTATGAAGCAAAGGGACCAGCAGAAGATCCTCCTGAGATCCGGACTCAGAATCGATCTCAAGGATTGAAGAAATCAACGACCAAGAAGACCGTGAAACGTGGCGATTGAAGACGATTCTTTGAGGCTTGATCTCCTCCAAGACTTCGGGTCGTCGGCAACCTATACCGACACGTCGGCTGGTTCGTCGTCATCGATCACGGTCATCTTGACTCGGGAATATATTGGAGTTGATCCCGATGCAGCAGTCCAGGTCGAGAGCTCTGAACCCGTCGCAATCATGCGAACCAGCGACGTTTCAGCCATTGCACAAGGAGACACGCTCGCAATCGGATCAGATACCTTCACGGTCACGTCGGTTGAACCTGACAATGAAGGAATGACGACCGCTCGTCTCCGATTATGATCTCGATTATTACGGCATTATTTGACGGCAATGAAGCAAAGAATCCTCCTCCAGCATACTCCCGAAAATATTACTCGGAGGAGTGGGTCGAAAAGCTCTATCGATCAATTAAACGCAATTATTCGGATGAATTCCGGTTCATCTGTCTCTGCGATAAGGGATATGAATTTGTTGAACCTATCGAGTCGATTCGATTTCTCGACCCATCAAGCGGATGGACTGGAATCCTTGATGCTCTCAGACCTGAGTGCGGAGGGAGAAGATTCGTCGTCGCACTCGACACGGTTATTACTGGAAACCTGGATGAGATCTTATCCTTTGAAGGTGAATGCGCTCTTCACTCGGACCCATACAACCCGAGCCAATTGAACAACGGAGTCGCATTTTTTAACGAGGAAATATCAGCAGAGCTCTGGAACGAATGGAACACTCGGAAAGATTACTGGACGGAAGAGATTCGATATCTCGGGAACTGTCCATCAGAGATGTTGTTCTTGAGGAAAAATCTGAACGGCAGAGCAGAGAGACTCGATGAGCTTCATCCAGGAAAGATCCTCTCATGGAAAGCTGAGATTGAACCTCAAGGAATCGATCCGGAGTCATGCACGATCGTCTATTTTCACGGACGACCGAAACAGTCTGATCTTCAGGATCGGGACTGGATCAAACGTCACTGGATTTGATCAATGGAAATAAGTCTGCTGACCTATGACACCGAACACCGGAAGACCAGTGAGATCTTGATGGAGCTGATCGTCAATAATTACAAAGTCAATCGAGTGATTGCTGCACCATTGAGACATCTCGGACTGAGAAAAGACATCGTCAAGATGAGCGCAGAGGATTGTTATTCGATTCACTCAAAAGATATTTGCAGAAGATTTGAGATTCCTTACGAGGTGAAACCGCATGACGAGATTGATCACGGAGATCTTGGGNTCATCGGAGGAGCTCGGATCTTAAAAAAAAAATAATNGATAAATTNNAAACAGGAATCATCAANATTCATCCAGGTCTNCTTCCGGAAAACAGAGGATTAGATAACATCAAATGGGCTTTATTCAACAACCTGGATCAAGGNATCACCGTTCACTTCATCGACGAGAAGATCGACCGAGGAGAGATCATTCACCANGAAAAGGTTCCGGTATATAAGGATGATAAAATTTANCACATTCACCAGAGAGTCATCTCNAGACAACCGAGAGCACTCATGAAGTCGCTGGAANTACTCGAGAAGAATGTNCAAACCTATCCAGCAGGNAAAGGAACTCTNTTCCATCAGATGACCGAAGATGAAGAACGTCTCTGGATTAGAAAGCAAAAGAGGTTCATTTGAGCCATCTCCGTCAGCAGATCAGAGAAAGAGCAGCAACGACTCTGACCGGATTATCCACGACCGGATCGAACGTCTTCCAGTCGAGAACCTATCCGCTCGAGAGAGCATCGCTTCCAGGGATCTGCATCTTTACCAACGAGGAGACGAGCGAGATCCAGTCGCAGGGGAATCCAAGGAACATCCAGAAGATTCTCAGCCTTTCGATTCAGGGATTTGCATCGAGCTCGACAGGAGTCGACGACACTCTGGACACTATCTCCAAGGAGGTCGAGATTGCAATGCAGGGAGATATTCGTTTGAACAACCTTGCTCAAGATTCATATCTATCCGAAACCAGCATCTCCATCTCCGGAGAGGGAGAAAAAGAGATCGGATCGGTGACTCTTACATACACGGTTATCTATCAACATGCTGAAAACAATCCAGGAGCAGCATTATGAAAGTGAAATTTTTAAGGAACTCGACGGTCGCTGACAGGCTTTACGAAGCAGGAGAGATCGGAGACGTGGCTGGACTCTCAGCCAGAATTCTCATCGAAAAAGGACGGGCCGAAGCGGTCCAGTCCAAATCCAAGAAGGATGATGAGNATAAATCATCAACCGCACAAGCCAAGGAGGAATAATGGCAGCAAGCGAGCGGAAACGGAGGAGTCCTCCAAGTCTCAGCAGGAGGGACGACTCTCACNTCAGCAGTGGCATCNTTNACNTCGTGGACTTTAGACAAGTCCTCCGAGGTGATTGAAACNTCTGCAATGGGAACGAGCGCAACTCGNACCTATATCTCCGGTCAAACGGGATTCTCAGGTTCAGCAGATGCTCTCTGGAATGANGACGATGCAGCGCAGGAAGCGATCCAGACTGCTCTTGATGGTCAGGACAATTCCTTCACGGTCAAGCTCTATCCAGTCGGAACCTCTTCAGGCGATTACTGGTCCGGAGGAATCATCATCACGGGGATCAGTTTCACTGCATCCTTGAACAGTCCTGTCGGTTTCAGTTTCACTTTCCAAGGAACCGGAACTCTGACCCTGAACAACGCATAAAATGAGTGCGATCGATAATATCACCAGACACTACNGAGAAAAACTCTCAGGGGGATTNGCATCGATTGACGTTCCGGAATGGGGAGATNGTAAAAAACCATTCCGGATCTTCTTCAAATCGGCAACNAATCCCAGGATTCAGGAACGAATAGCAAAGCTCTCGACTCAGCAGAAGTTTGTAGAAGCAGCAGTCGAGACCTTGCTCATCCGAGCATTGAACGAAGACGGGTCTCCGATGTTTAACAATGCTCACAAACAAGAATTGATGAACGAGTGCGACGTGGATGTTCTGATCCGAGTCGTCCGAGAGATCAATGAATACTCTGCTGTTGAAGCAGATACGCTTGAGGGAAACTAGAGAGCGACCCAGAGCTCTATTTCTTTTTTCAACTCGCTGAGCATCTTCATCGAACCGTCGAGGAGATCTTCGAGATGAACGAGGCAGAGCTCAAAGGATGGGTCGCATACTTCAAGATTAAAGAAAAGAAAGAGAGACTTAAAAAACGATAATGGCAGTTTCAACGACCGTTCAGATCCGAGGAGAGGACAAGACTGCTGCTGCTTTTCGTTCAGTGAACAACCGAGCGAAAAACCTCGAGCGATCGTTCTCTGGTCTCTCGGCATCCGTCTCCGGACTGGCGACCTCTTTTGCAGGGATGCTCGGAGTCGGAGCTCTTGGAGCATTCTCGAAGGATATGCTTCAACTCGGAGACCGTCTTCAGAAAGTCTCTCTTCAGCTCGGAGTCACGGTCGAAGAATTGGAGATTCTCCAGTTCGCAGCATCTCAGTCGGGAGTCTCAACCGACCAGCTCAATACGGCACTCCAGAAGTTCACCAGGAACGTCGGAGAAGCAGAGCAGGGNACCGCAGCTCANAAGGAAGCATTTGAAGCTCTCGGAGTTTCAATCAGCGACTCAGAAGGCAATCTCAAAGGCACGTCAGAACTCTTTGCAGAGGTCGCTCAATCGATCTCAGGGATTGAATCTCCTGCACAAAAAGCAGCCATTGCGACCGACCTTTTCGGACGAGCAGGGATCGAGCTTCTTCCGCTTCTGAACTCCGGAGCAATCGGGATCAACCAGTTCGGGCAAGAGCTCCGAGATGCAGGAGGAATTGTCGGAACCGATGCAGCAAATGCATTCTCGACGTTCAATGATCAAATCGATCTTCTCCAGCGATCCATGAAAGGGAAGCTCGCTCCGATCTTGGTCGCAGTTCTTCCAGCTCTGACTGCATTAGCAGAGAACCTGGATCATATTGCAAAATTTGCAGGAATTGCAGCGACCGCATTTGTGGCAGCAAAGATTCCGGCTCTTCTTGCAGCAATCACCGGAGGAGTGACCGCACTTACGGCAGCCATAGCAGCAAACCCAATTGGAGCTCTTGCAGTCGGAGTCGCTGCTCTCGGGACGGCAGCATTCGCATACAAGGACGAAATCTTAGAGGTTATGGGATTCGCAGAAGAACCGGAAAAGATTGAAAAGACGAACACCAAACTGGAAGACACCGCAAAGATCCTCAAAGACGTTTCCAAGGCCGAGAAAGTCCGAACTAAGACTGCTGAATCGTTCGCAAAAACTACTAAGAAGGACGTGGTCCCAAACCTCGGGAAGCTAGAGAAAGCACTCAAAAAGACCGACATCCAGTTCAAATCGATCCGTGGTAAAGAAGGACTCGGAGGATTAACTGAAGCCTTTGTGAATTTTTTTGCAAATATTCAAACCCTTGCTCTGGATTATTTAACCAACACCGAAGGAGTCGTCAGAACAAAATTATCCTCAATCCAGAATCTTTTCCGAGAGACGGTTCAAGGATTGGAGAATCAGCTCGTCTTTCAACGAAATGATATCTCGAATGCCTTTGCAGATATTCTGAACGATTTCGAGAAAGAGCTGGAGGAGACCAGCATCGAGGTTCAGAACATCAAAATCGACGTTCCTCCTTCTGCTTTTGACTTCACGAATACCTTTGCCGTCGTTCCTGGAGAGATCTTTGATTTCTCAGCAGTCAAACAATCAGCAGGAAAGATCGATTCTCTGGTCCGTCAGATTGATGGTCTCTCTGTCGTCAATCAAAAAGAGTCGCAGAGGACTTTCCGAAGATACGGGAACATTCGAGTCGCATCGGGTCAAGTTCTTGACATGCACTATCCTTCCGGACTGGAAAACGTCTATTCCGGAGCAGATCTGATTCAAACAAGTGGAGGGACTTCGACGACCCGATCCAGTCGTTCAACCTATCAGAGCGGATCGACCTCCCTGGCAAATACAAGTGAGGGATCTGTCGTCGTCAATATCTATGACGGAACCGGAAGAAAGATCTCCGAATATGATTCTGCAATCAGAGTCGAGATCAATGAACGAGCGAATCGTTACAACGAATTCCCTGCAATGGCACTCTGATGGCTTTGGAAATCATGATCACCGTAGGCGGATCGGATTATTACGTGAGTGACGAGGGTCACACGGGAGCATCGTTTGGAACGACTTCAGGAAGTCAATATTATTTTCCATTTGTTGCAGTTCCTCCTCGTTTGACACTTGGTCCGACCGACGGAGGTTATATCCAGGTTCAATCAGGAAATCTTTCGTTGGTGAATCGACCCTATGACACCAATCATCCATTTTCAGGAACTAATTATCGAAATATGCTTTCTGATGCTGGGTCGACCTCCAATGTGCCAACCATAGCGATCAAGGATTCAACGAAATATGCTATATTTGACGGAACTCTGATCGTCTCGAATTTCAATGCAGAAACAATAAATTTCCTCATTGAACCTAAAGAATTTGATTTCTATCTGGCAGAGGGGACGGTCACTGATTCAACTGGCAGCACGGTATCAATCCCATTCGGTTTTGGTCAAATATCATTCATGCCGAACTACCCCTACAAGGGATCAGACGTTTTCGCAAATGGCACATCGAAACATCCAATCTTCAGCGGAGTTGTGACTCCTGTTCTCAGAGAAGCAACCTCATCAGGAGGTACGGCAGGAACAGCACTTTATTCAAGCTTTACTCCGACGGCAACAACCTTGACCGGAAGTGGTGGAACGGCATATGGACTTGGTGGTTTGTTAGTCAGCGGAAGAACCACAAAAGTGAATGGAGATCCGACGGATGCTGCCGACGTTTTATCTGGTCGAATTGATACCTTTGCAGAATATATGGCTGCGGATCTTGGCTTGAGTACAAATTATGATACGACCAAAGCATCAGCTCATGCAGCAGATGCAATCGGAATCTGGCAAACAGAAAAAATCAAAAGTCTCGATCTGTATTCAAAAGTCTCATATTCGATCAATCATCAGTTTTTTATCCAGAAAAATCAATCGAACGGAAATGACACTCTATATCTGGTAGACCGGAATAATAATCCGACCGCAACAGAATTGACGGAACAGGAGATTATTTCATCAACCTACCGGATTTTGAAACCTCTCGGTGTGGTGATATTTACTCGAAGAAATTATCAGTTTAATGATGCTTACATCACCGAATCAACTCTGACAAATACTTCGGAGAATCTTCCAACAGGCCGAACAATCAATGTTCATAATTATTGGAGAGGTACCAGCAAACTTTTTCCTCCAGTCCAGTCGGATCTTGATGAATTCCGTGATATAGAGAAAAAACCAATCGCAACCGTGACCCTGGAAGGAATCAAAGACACCTATACTCCAGGGGATCGTTTCACATTTAACAGGCAGCAAGATCAGGTCAAAGTCGATCTCTTGACTCGATCAATCACATGGGATTGGGCGAACAGGCAAACAACTTTATCGGGTGATGCTAATCTTTCAATCTACGAGGAAAGCTGATGCAAATCATTCAAATTGATCTGATCTCAGCAGTCACATCGGATGCCAGTCATTTGAGCAGCACTTTTGCCGTCACAAATATTCTGAATGATATTCCGAGTTTACAATATATCTGCAACTCAACTTCATGCACGATTGTCATGACCGTTTCATCTGGGATGCAAGCAGCATTTTTTTCAGGTCTCCAGGCAGATTCAGGAACCATTCAATTAGGCTCGGCAACTGCTGATTCAGAACAGTTTGACATCAATACAACTCCTTATTCGAGTCTTTCAGAATTAGCACTAGGATCGAGTCAGCGCATCTCTCCAGAATTTTTTTCGTTCACAGTCGCTCCGTACACTGGACCGACGATTTCGAGTCCCTATTCCGGAGGAACTATCTCCGAATATACACAAGGACCGACCAGCATTGAATTGACTGGAGATGTAACACTTGAATCAGACCTTGTTTTGACAGATTCATCAGATTCAATTCAAAGAGTTTCAACTGGTTCAGCTCTTGGAGCTGCATCCATAACATTAAGACTCGAAACATCTACCGATCGAAAAGATTCTCCCGTATCCGGAAACACGATTCATCAATGGGATCAGTCAAGTGGAGTCGCTGGAAGGTTTGAAGATTCATCTGGAAATGCCATCAATCTCAATGATCATGCGAATGTCATGATCGGATCAATCTGCACGATCGGGGGGTCTGATTATCAAGTGAACAAAATTATTGGAGACGGGACAGGAGTCGCAGACGTGGAGCTTTCCGGATCGGCATCCGATGCAACGGTCACGGCAATAAAACATCCAATCAAGCTTGGTATTGCTAGAGCAGGATCGGTCCTCAATGTTGAAAACCCTCAACTTGGAACGAGTAAAACTTTCACTGATTTTTCAATACGTCGTCAAATAGAAGACGGAGGATATTCACAAACTCAAAGAAATGTCAGCAAATCTTTTACTGTCAGTGGATTGTTAACAGATTCAAATGCTCAATCTTTTGAGGGATTTTATCGATCATTCCGGTCGAAACCCGTTCCGGTCATCGTTGCTGATGGTTTAGATTCAGCAAGAAATGAAAACACTTTGATGACAGGATTTTACTTTTTCAGATCTGCTCCTTCAATGGCTTATGCAGTTTTTAATGGATCTCATACACAAGTTGAATTTGAGCTGAATGAAGTAATATGAGAATCCTGCAAAATAATCTTGTGACCTCAGTCTCGTCTGGAGCAGGGAATCTGTCTTCGACTTATGCCGTCGCAAACGTGGAGAATGACACGGTCGCACTTCCCTATATAGCCAATGCAACCTCGGCAGCCTTGACGATCAATGTCTCGGCAGGAATGAACTGCTTTTTCATCTCCGGTCATCTTTGCGATTCAGGAACGATCTCGATCTCTGCATCGCCAGGATCAAGCGGATCAATTGCTCTCAATGCAACTCAATATTCGACTCTGGATCAGCTCGCAATCGGTTCTCGTCATCGACTTCCTCCGGAATGGTTCAATTTCACCGTCGACGGATCATCAATCACTAGGGTCGACACCGGATCTGCTCTTGCAGCAGGAACGATTACTCTGACTTTAAACACTGCAACCGACCGAAAAGGTTCTCCGGTTTCTGGAAATGCAATCCATCAGTGGGATCAATCCTCTGGAGCGGTTGGACGGTTTGAGGATTCTTCAGGAGGAGGAATCAATCTGAACGATCACGGGAACGTCATGATCGGGTCAATCTGCACGATTGGAGGGTCAGATTATCAAGTGATCAAAATCGTTGGAGATGGTTCAGGATCAACGGACGTGACTCTTTCAGGTTCGGCATCCGATGCAACCGTTACGGCAATAAAGAATCCGGTAAAGATTGGAGTGATCCGAGCAGGATCAGTCCTCTCCGTCGAGAATCCTCAGATCGGAACCGGACTCGCTTTCAATGATTATTCAATCAGACGGCAGATCGTAGACGGAGGTCTCTCGTTCAAGCAGAGAAACCTCTGCAAGCAATACACGGTGAGCTCAATCATGACCGATTCAAATGCTCAGTCCTTCGAGGGATTCTATCGATCATTCCGGTCAAAACCTTTTCCTGCACTGGTGACTCAAGATATGCCGTCAGGCAGAAATGCTGACACCAGGAATAGCGGTTTCTTTTATTTCACCGGACCTCCGAGCTTCGAGTATCTTCAGCATCAAGGATCGGTGAGCGCAATTTCATTTGATATTCACGAGGTGATATAAATGGCAGATCGAACTATAAAGCCAGATTCAGGGAATGATCTGGTTCTTCAAAATAATGATGCTTCTGCAAAGATTGAAATTAATGCAGACAGTACAGTAAAAGTAACTGCGGATTCAAACACTGCTATTGAAATAAAAGCAACCCGTGATATTGATTTTAGCGCAAGTGGTGACGCAACCTATTTTTTTGGTTCAAATAGACCAGCTACAAATACAACCAAGATCAATGCAACTGCCGATTCTGTTTTACAACTTCAAGAAACTGAATCGACGAAAGTTCAATTACATTCATCGGGTGACAGCTATTTTAACGGTGGAAATCTTGGGATTGGCATCACAGATCCTGCATCAAATGATGGTTGGGGGAAGACTTTAGAAGTAGGAGGAACCACAGGGGGAGAACTATCATTAAATCATTCAGATGCTTCTGCAACTCAAGGAATTGGACAAGTTTCTTTCACAAGAGATTCTGCAACTTTAGCATCTGTCAATGGTGTTACTGGCTCAACAACTGGTAAAGGTGAATTAAATTTTAGAACACACAATGGAACATCTAATGCCACAAGGATGACGGTTGAAGAAGATGGTGATGTCACCATTGAAGATGGTGACTTGGTTGTGGGCACGGCAGGACATGGGATAACTTTTGGTGGTAATCCAGACAATCGGCAAGGAAGCCCAACCGTGGATAGTAGTCGAACCTTGTATGATTACGAAACAGGCACGTTCGATTTAACAATAAGTTCTAGCGGATATAGTTTTGGGAGTTACACCTCTCATGAAGATTGCAAATATACAAAAATTGGAAGAAAAGTTTTTGTTCAGGGTAAAGCAAAATTTTCAGCAATAGGTTCAACAACTTCATACGTTGATTTAGGAAATCTTCCTTTCACATGTAGCAGTACGCAAATTGGAACAGGTGTTGCTATTGAAGTGGCCGTTTCTACGGCAACCTATTCTTGTCATAATATACAAGGTACAAATCGATTTTATATAACGTCAAGGGCTGGGAGTTCTAATGGTAGTACAAGAACCCTTCAGGCAAACAATAATTTTAATTGGAGTTTAACATACACAGTTTAATCCTAAAAATCATATGGCATTGACAAAACAAACAATAACCGATCAGGTGGAAACCGTTCGGGTACAAGATCATTATGTCTTACAAGTTCGGGAAGCAATTCAGGTGCTTGAAGATGGGGAGTTACTTTCGCAAAAGTATCATCGGCACGTTCTTAACCCTGATGCAGATACTCAAGCAATATCTGATCCAGTAGTCCTAGCCCAATTTAATGCGGTGATGACTGACCAAATCAAGCAGAATTATCAGACTTTTTTGGAAGCACAAAACGCAGAAATGAATCCTGAGTGATGGACCACCATTTTCCTCCTGCGACTTATGATCCGAGGATCTATGAAAAAACTCCTCCTCCTTCGGACGGTCTGATGGATATTCCTCTTCGCTTTGCAGATACGTTGTTCAATCAAGCTTCTCTCCTCGAGCTGGTCTTGGTCGGGATGATCGTCGCACTCGGGATCTTTATTCATCGATCGGAGACCACTGCAAAGGAGGAGAGAGCTCGGAACCAGGAGAAGTTTGAAGGACTGATCATCCGGACACAGGACGAGACGGTTCGCATGGCATCCGATCTGAGCTCGATGTCAGCTCGTCTGGATAATATCGAGAGGGAGATTGAATCCCAGAAAGATTTTCTCTTCACTACACTTCGGAAAGCATAATGGCAAAAGAAACGACAACGACCGTCAAAGAAACTCCAGATCCTCCGGAGAAAGTTCTTCCTCCTCCAGTCGATCCTGACGTTCAGATTGCGAAGCTGAGATTCTGGGCAAGACTGGTCATCAGTCTGATGGCTTTTCTTTTGTTCGGATATCTGGTGATCAAGATGATTGATAAACCAGAAGAGCTGACTCAGAGCTCCAAGGATTTGATTAACCTCGCATTTGGTGC